CTGGTAGACCATGAAGGTTGTGGTCTACATCAGGGCGGCAGACGAGCGATTTCTGAAGGAGCACCTCCTCTACACCGATGTCCCATCATGGGTCAGGCAAGTCGTCCAGCGTGCCATCGACGTGACCAAGGAGAAGGAGAAGCGTGAGCGAGATTCCGAGTGACGAGGAGCTGGCGCAGGCAGCAGGCGTGGGGGAGTCGCGGCGTGTCGGGCCAAAGCAGCGCCCCGGGCGGAACGACGAGATCGAGCTGCCCGCACTCGTCACCGCCTCCGACCTCCTGAACGAGGAGGACGTGCTCGCCTCGCTGCCCCGAGAACCCGCCGACTCGGAGACGCCTCCCGATCCTACGCCCCTGACCGACAAGATGCACGGGCCTCGGGGGACGCCCGAGCGCGACGAGTGGGACGCCACTGAGCGCCGCCTCGCCGAGGAGGCCACGGCGCAGCTTGCCGCCGACCCTCGAATCCAGCAGGCGATGGCACAGGAGGATGTTCGCCTCACCCAGAAGGAGCAGGTGCAGGCCGCGTTCCTGGAAGCTTTCCGCAAGCGACAGAAGGAGTCGAGATGAACGAGCACCGGACAACCTGGCGGCTGACCAAGATCCCCGAGCAGGCGCTCTTCGGGCTGAAGCTCACCGTCTCGGTGGACACCGACGCCGCGCCCGTCATCGCCGGGATCGAGGAGGCAGCGGAGCGCGCAGGCATCGTCCTGATCCGCGAGGAGAAGTGAGCGAGCCGAGCACCGAGGAACTGCTGGCGACGGTGCGCGAGGCGATAGACGAAGCGTGCGTTCACGACACCGATCATGCCGGTGCTTATCCCGCCCTCGACACCCTCGCCGCTCGCCTGGAGGCTGCGGGGCGGCAGCATGTAGATGATCTGATCGTCGTCAACAACGCCCTCAAGCGGGCCGAAGCCGCCGAGCGCGAGGTCGAGCGGTTGCGAGGGAGCCAGTGAAGGCGCGCGCGCAGACCGCGACCATCCGCGAGAGCTGTCCTGGGTGCAAGGCACTCTTCGAGTACCACGGCCCGAACCCGATGACGGCGGTCAAGGACTTCCGTCGTGCCCACGAGGCGTGCCGGAGGAAGGAGCGAGATGGCGCAGCCGCCGAACTACCGCAAGGCGACCGGGCCTAAGAAGTGCGCGAACTGCTCTGCCTTCACCAAGGCGGGCTGGTGCAAGATGTTCAAGCGCGGGGTCGCAGGCGGCATGACCTGCAACGACTGGCAGGCGAAGTGAGCTACCGCCGCTACCCCCCGCCCTTCGACAAGACGGATCTGATCCTGCTCGTCCTGCTGATCCTGCTGGGAGTGATCGCCGCGCTTCGGATCTTCCGGTGATCTCCTTCATCGTCCTGGGGCAGCCGATCCCGCAGGGATCGAAGCGCCTGTTCGGGAAGGCGCTCGTCGAGTCGAACCAGGCCACGCTCAAGCCCTGGCGGCAGGAGATCGCGCTCGCCGCCCACCACGCGATGCTGGGCGGCCCCTGGCGGGAAGCGGTCGCGGTCAGGCTCGCCTTCTTCCTCCCGCGTCCGAAGATGCACTTCGGAAGCGGGCGCAACTCCTCGCAGCTCAAGCCGTCCGCCCCCACCGTGCCCGCGACTCGCCCGGACATCGACAAGCTCTCGCGTGCCGTCCTCGATGCGCTGACCGGGATCGTCTTCTCGGACGACGCCCAGGTCGCCGACCTCCAGGCACACAAGTTCTTCGCCGACGCCGAGCGCCCGGTCGGGGTCAGGGTCGTGTGCGTGCAGGTAGACGGCATCGCTCCCCAGCTCCGGCTCGTAGACTCCGGCGAGTGAGCGTCTTCCTCGAACGCAATCACCTGTTCCTCCGCAACCCGCGCGGCGGGGTCGAGGACATCGAGGCGATGGTGAGCGCGGGCTTCGGCGCGATCTTCTGCAACGTCGGCGACTTCCCCGCCTCGGACTGGGAGTTCATTCGGGAGCGCGCCGCGCAGCACTCGGTCGTGTGCGGGCCGTGGCTTCGCACCGCCGTCGGCGGGCAGGGCGCGTTCGATCCCGAGCGCCTCAACAACCTCATCGCTATCGCCGATCTCTGGAATGCACCCTTCATCGTCAACTCCGAGTCAGAACTGAAGGACACGGGAGCCGACCTGACCAGCTACATCGCAGAGGTCTGCGGCTTCGAGGACTGGGCGCTCTCGATGGAACCGTGGCCGTTCGCGACCGTGGACTGGCGACCGATCAAGGTGCCGGTGCTGCCGCAGGTCTTCGGACTGCGCTGGTCGCAGGAAGCCGAGGCGGTGCGCGAGGAGTGGTACCGGGTCGGGGTGCGCTGCGTCGTCTCCACCTTCGGCTCCTACGGGGACTCGAACCCGGACTGGTACGACCGGCTCACGCCCTACGGCGTGTACACGGCCGACGACATCGGTCAGCTCTACGCGAGCTGGTCGGACAAGGGCGATAGGATCGCCTGCAAGGAGTCGGGCTTCAAGCCACCGACAGGAGGAGCTGTGACCCAGATCGGGTTCCAGGACGGGATCAAGGCGGGGGTCAACCTGATGCGCGACCTCAGTCCCTCGGGCACGCTGCTGAAGAAGGAAGGCGGGAAGTGGCAGGACATCTCCGTGCTCGCCTCCGTTCCCCTCGACCAGTGGAAGCCCTGGGACAAGCTTCAACGGACGCTCCAGATCTTGAAGGACGACCACGACAATGGCTGACCCCGGTTCGCACAAGCGGAACCTCTACTTCCCCGAGCACGACGCGGGGCCGGTGCCGAAGGGCGAGGACGTGCGCGCGGTCAAGCGCGCGCTCGCACGGGCGGGCTACTGGGACTGGGACGAGTACGACACCGACTACAACTACCGCTTCGCGCTCGGGGATGCGAAGCGCGGGCCGGGCATCGTCGGCTTCCAGTTCGCAAGCGGCCTCGACTGCACGGGCGTCTACAACTCGGCCACGCACGAGAAGCTGAAGTGGCAGCAGGTTCCCGCGAGCGACTGGCGCGGGAACATGATGTCGGACAAGGGCGAGCCGGTCTGGGACGAGTACGGCGCGGACTTGTACCGCGACTACAAGCCACCGCCCCCTAAGCCACCGGCCTCGGGCGTTCCCGATCTGGGGCCGGTGTGGGGAGACGGGAAGTCAGTCCTCGCCCACGACCTCACGCACGCGACCGGCGGCATCCCGCTCTACCCTGCCTTCGATGATGCCTTCGCTGCCGGGCGCGACATCCTCGCCCCCGAGGACTTGGAAGTTACTCGCGCCTCTGGTTCAGATCCAGGTGCCGCTTTCTACGCGCTCGGCCGATCCAAGATCCAGTACTGGTTCGGTCATCTGGTGGCTGCCCCTGCTGTTGGTAAGACCTTCAGCCGGGGGGCAAAGCTGGGAGACGTACTCGATCACAACGTGGGTGGTGGGCCGCATGTCCACGTCGGTCTGAACGTCGAGAAGCTCTGGGGGCAGGGCAAGGAGATGACGCACAAGACCTCGTATCAGCACGGTGCCCCGACCGTCGGTGCCCAGCTCGAAGCCGGACATCCGCTCTGAGCGCCACCATTCGCAGCATGAAGCTGCGCGGAGTGGACTACGTGGCGATCATCCTCGCCAGCGGCTTGATGGCGATGATGTCCCTGGTGATGTTGGCCGTCATCCTCAACATCGTGCAGCACCACAATCCCACGCCCACGCTCGGAGAGAACACGGCGCAGGTGCTTGTGGGAGCGGTCAGCGGCGTGCTCGGAGTGCTTGGCAGCTACGTCGGCTTCTCGGTCGTGCATCTCCGCAGGGACAGCGGCGACTTCCCGGGGCAGCGCCGCGAGGAGAAGAGCAGACTGTCCGAGCCGGAGACGAGAATCATGGAGCCGTGGCCCGGCGAGAAGAAGGAGGAGTGATGGCCGCGAGGAAGGCGAAGGCCAAGCCCAAGTCGAAGAACTGGATCGCGGGCGCGATCAAGAAGCCGGGCGCTCTGCGCTCGACCCTCGGGGCCAAGCCGGGGAAGCCGATCCCGGCCAAGAAGCTCGCCGCCGCAGCCAAGCAGGGCGGCAAGACGGGACAGCGTGCGCGGCTCGCGATCACGCTCAAGAAGATGAACAAGGGAGGCAAGTGATGAGGAACGTCACCCTCACCGAGCTTGCGCTCTGGGCCATCGCCGTCATCCTGCTCATCGACCTGGTTCACCACTGGTAATGGCCGGGCCGAAGAAGATCGGGAGTGCGGCCGGGCGCAAGGTGCGGACTCGGGTCAAGCTCAAGAAGCCACCGGCCATGCCCAAGGCGGCGGCCATGCCCAAGGTGAAGGCACCGAAGCTCGCGGTCGCGAGAACCGCCGCGCCGAGGATGCGCGTGTCCAGCCTGAGCCTGCCCAAGGAGAAGATCCCGCGCGCGCCCGCGCTCAAGCTGCGCGTGCCCAAGGTTCCGAAGATGCCGAAGCAGACGGGAGGAGGCAGGTAACGATGGCGGTCAAGTGCCCCACCTGCGGGAAGTCGCTCAAGTCGAGCACGACCCTTGCCCGGCACATGCAGCTCGTCCACGGAAAGGGAAAGGGGAAGTAGCGATGGCACGCAAGCCGCCCCAGCCCAAGTCCACGAAGAACATGCCCCCTGGCCTTGCCGCCTACTGGCGTGCGAAGGGCGTGCCCGGAGGCTCGGGCGGGGCAGTCAAGCAGCCAGCTCCCGCCGCCGCAGCAGCGGCCCCTAGCGCGGGCAAGGCCGCACCCCCGGCCAAGGCCGCTCCGCGCAAGGCCCGGCCGCCTGTTCGCAGGCGCAAGGCGGGCGCGCGCAAGGCACCCCCCAAGAAGGCCAAGGCCGCGAAGGGCAAGTAGCAGGTGGCGCGCAAGGTTCCCAAGACCAAGGCCGGAAAGAAGGCCAAGGTCAAGCAGGTGATGCACGAGTGGAAGACGGGCACGCTGCACTCCGGCTCGAAGAAGGGGCCGGTCGTGCGCTCGCAGAAACAGGCCGTCGCCATCGCGCTCTCGCAGACCGGGCAGTCCAGGCGGAAGAAGAAGTGAGTGCCGACTCCGCTCGCCCCGCCAGTCCAGCAGTTCAACTGCTACCACATGGTCGATTCCGTGACCAAGGGGCCGTGGATCGGAGGCTCGTACGACAACATCTCCGCCGTCCAGGTCGCGAGCGCGTACTACATCTCCCACTCTCTCGGCATGGGCGGCTTCTCGCGATCCCTGCTCGTGGGGGTGTTTGACAACACGAATACGGTGATCGCGTTCATCGGGGAGTACAACCCGTGATGTCCGACCGAGAGGGAACGATGTAGCTCATGGCAGCTTCGCTCATCACTCGTCTTCCGCTCGACAAGCAGACGCGCTTCCTCCAGAAGCTCTCCCGCAACGGGAACGGGCCGGGAGCGTGCGCGGTGCCCAAGGCGTATGCCGGAGGATCGGTCGGTCGCGCTCAGCGACGCTGGGCCGGGAGGCTCGCCGATCTCGGCATCGCGATCATCGAGGTCGTCCCGGGAGCGCAGGCTGCGAGCATCGGCGGTGCGCTCGGTGGGAGCTGTAGCTCGATCACGTACAACCCTGCCTCCATCGCCAACGACTCGACACCCGCTTCGGTCGTGAACACGACCGGCGTCCTCACGCCCTGCACCTATCTCGCGGCAGGCCAGAAGACTGCTGTCGTCACGACAGCGATTCCCGCAACCGTCATGGGTGGGGCCGTCTACACGGTCTGAGGAGGAGAGATGGCGCTCTGCGAAGCCTCGTCCGCACTCATCGGGCCTTGCTCGTCCGAGGGACGCTGGGTCGGGCCGGATGGAAAGAAGCGGTGCTCGATGCACCATGTCGCTGCCTTCGGCTACCAGGAGCGACTGGTCAGAGCGGAGGACTTCGTGGCTCCGACGGAGACGAAGCCGCCCGCTCCCAAGGACGGACGACGACGTAAGCAACCGGCGTAGAGGAGGAGACGTGGCAGAGATCACCAAGTCGGAGCTGGCGAGCGCGCAGCTCCGGGGTTCGCAGGAGGACTACCAGGTCTTCCTGCACGCGCTCGCGGCCGATGGCTCGCTCGATGTCGTGGACGATCCCGAGCAGCCCGAGCCGGAGCCGGTGCTCGACTCGGAGGGGAACGAGGTCGAGGACTCGGAGGGGAACGTCGTCCTCCAGGCACCGGAGCCGGTGCTGGTCAGCCCCGTGGTGCAGATCACGGTCGAGGCCGACGAGGAGGCAGCGGCAGCGGCCGAGGCCGAGGCCGAGGAAGAGGCCGCAGAGGCAGAGAAGGCAGCCGCAGAGGAGGAGAAGGAAGCCAAGAAGGCGACGCGCGCCTCCAGGATCGCGGAGGCCGAGAAGGCGTAGATGCCCGTCTGCTCGGCGACTCCCAGGGGCTTCGCGGACACGCATCTCCCCTGGTACCCGCCGATCCAGAACAACCCCTGTGGAGTTCCCGCTCTCGCAACGGTGGGCGGGAACTCCGTTGCGGCCGAGAACCTATGCCTCGCACACTGGGCGGCGAAGCACGGCCTCAAGGATCTGGTCGCGCCGCTGACCTTTCAGCCTGCTGCTGCGCTGGTCACGACGGTCGCTCCCAGCGGAGGCGGAATCGCCGGAGGAACGGTCGTCACGATCACGGGTTCGTATCTCACCGGGGCGACCGGGGTGACGTTCGGCGGTGTGGCCGGGACGGCGTTCGTCGTCAACTCGGACAGCTCGATCACCGTGACGGCTCCGGCTCATGCCGCCGGAGCTGTGGATGTCGTGGTGCTCTCGCCGAACGGCAACGGCACCAAGACGGGCGCGTTCACCTACAGCTAAGGGCGACAGCTCCACGGCCCCCAGGTGCGACCCGAGTCGCGGAAGTAGTGATAGGCCGCTCGCGATTCGGCCCATGCATTCCAGGCGTGGCCGTAACGGGAGCGAGCGTATGACCCCATCTGGAACAGCCCCCAGTACTGGCCGTTCCGTGACCAGATCGAGAGCCGCGATTCGCAGTAGGCGACTCTGACCGCCTGCGCTCCATAGGGGCCAAAGACCTTGCGAATGACGCTCGCGTTGTAGGACGAAGAGTCTTGCGAGCCTGCGGTTGCCGAAGTTGCGAACAGCGAAAGCGCAACTATCATGCCGACGAGTACGCGCACGGATCAGCCCTCCTGTGCGGACTTGCAGCGGGGGAACCGAAGGCATCTTGACGCTCATCACGGGTGCCAGAGGCAACCCCGCTGCTGCGTATGGGATGTGAACGGCATACCCTACAAGAGATGTCCGTCGTTGCCGATCCCTCAATCGAGCGTTTGCTCGGGGAGCGGCTCGCAAAGCTCGAATCAGAGGTAGAAGCAGCCTCCGGGCATCCGGGCGAATGGCTGCGGCACACGAAGGCCGTCGATCCGAAGACCGGCGAGGAGTTCTACTTCCACTTCGACCAGGGCTGGGAGTGGCAGCGCGACGAGCTGAACTCGTACCTCGGCAACCAGATGGTGCTCAGGCTGAAGGCGCGCCAGCTCGGGGTGAGCTGGCTCGGGATCGGCTACTGCGAGTGGAAATGCCTGACCCAGCCGGGCACGCGCGCGCTCTGCGTCTCCACCAACGAGACGGAATCGGTGAAGCTCGTCGGTCGAGCCTGGGATCTGTGGGAGAACTCGCCCGAGCACCTGCGCTTCGAGGCCAAGATCGTCAAGCCCGAGCGCGGCAGGCCGTCATCGAAGATCGAGTGGGAGTTCCCGGACGGACGCATCTCCTCGCTCATCGCCATGCCCTCGACGCCGCGAGCTGGGCACGGCGAGACGGCATCGGTCGTCTTCCTGGACGAGTTCGCACGCCACCAGTGGGCTTCCGACTCGTACAAGGCGTTCATCCCGACGATGGCCGACGGCGGACAGCTCATCATCGTCTCGACCGCGAACGGCTACGGCAACCTCTTCTACGAGCTGTGGACGGAAGCGGCCGACCGCAACATCTCCTCGGTCTTCATCGGGGCCGACAAGCATCCGGGCCGAGACGAGGACTGGTTCAAGCGGATGCGGCGGACGCTCTCACCCGCCGACATGTCCGAGCAGTACCCGCTGAATGCGGCCGAGGCGTTTCTCGGCACATCGGGCTGCTGGTTCTCCACCGACGCCCTCGACAGCTACGCGAAGAAGGTGCGCGACGTGCTCTTCCGGGCGCGCTTCCTGCCGGAGGAGTCAGGGGCGAAGGCGACGCTGGACAAGAGCAAGGAAGGCTGGATCTGGGTGTACGACCTCCCGAACAAGTCGCGCGAGTACGCGATCTACGCCGACATCGCGACCGGGCGCGGCAAGGACTTCACCTGCGCCTTCGTCATCGACCTCTCGAACATGAATCTCGCGGCCGAGCTGCACGGGAAGATCGACCCTGACCTCACCGCCGAGCAGCTCCACTTCCTCGGGCGCTGGTATGCGACCGCGCGCATCGCCATCGAGATGGGTGGCGGCTTCGGCGAGCCGGTCGTGATCCTGCTCCGGGACGGCAAGCGTGGTCGCCGCCCCTACCCGAAGCTCTACCGGCACGTCCAGGACGACAGGCCGGACTACCGGCAGAACATCACCTACGGCTTCCCGATCACGACCAAGACCAGGCCGCTCATCATCTCGGCGCTGGAGATGGCGATTCGCGAGGAGTCGCTGCCGCACATCCCGATGAGCACGATCCTGGAGTGCAAGACCTTCGTGCGCCGGGACACGACGCCCTCGCCGCGAGCGGCCGAGGGGACGAACGACGACCGCGTGATGGCGCTCGCGGGCGCGCTAGAGATGTACCGCAGGTACGGAGAACATCCGCGCGATGTGCGATTGTCCCGGAGGAGAGAGAAGAAGGAGTATGTCGCTGATTACGCCTGGAGCTAGGAGGTCGCGATGTCGATGATGATGCCCCCCGACCCGAGCGCCGCTCCCGGCCTCGCGCCAGCGCCCGGAGGCGGCGGGGCACCGGGGCCGATGGACGCGCTCAACCAGGGGCCGGTGCCCGCAGGCCCGGGTGGAATGGGTGCGCTCATGGCCGCGCTCGGTGGCGGTGGTGGGGGTGGCCCTGGTGGCGGCCCCGGCCTCGGCCCCGGGCCGGATCCCGGACTTCAGGGCGGCCCCGACGACATCCCCGTCTCGCAGATGTCGCCGACCGATCACATCCAGGCTGCGATGCAGCACTTGATGATGGCGCTCGCCATCGAGCCGGACGAGCAGACCGGGCAGGGGATCGTCAAGGGCATGGGCGCTCTTCAGTCGATCCTCGGCGGCGCGCAGAAGAAGCAATCGCAACTGGCACAGCTCGGTGGCTAAGCAGGAAGGATCAGCCGCCCCTGCGCTGACGACGGATCCGTACGGCAGCCCGGACATCCACTTCCAGGACGAGCTGTCGATGGTGGTGGCTCAGCTCAACTCGGTCGAGCCGTTCCACATCAACTGGACGAAGAAGATCGAGCGCCGGTACAAGGCGTACCGGGGGATCGCCGAGCGCCGCAACTCGGACACGCAGACCTGGCGCTCGACGCTGACCACGCCCTACATCCTCCAGGTGCTCGAAGGGATGCTGGCGACACTGATCGACGCGCACCCGAAGTGGGAGGTTCAGCCCAAGCCACGCCCGGGCGACCAGCTCCAGGACATCCTCGGCCGCCAGCAGTCCACCAAGATCGCCTCGGCCGTGCTCCAGTGGTCGATGGACGACGACGACTTCCAGCTCAAGCAGCGCCCCTTCATGCAGCAGGACTTGATCGCCGGTCTGACCGTCGCCAAGGTCGTGTGGGCCTACGAGCGTTCGGATCAGACGATCCTGGTGCCGATGGAGGTCGAGGTTTCCGACGACTGGGGTTCCATCGTTGACCGCTACACGACGGCGGAAGAGAAGACCCAGAACGTCGTCCTGAAAGACGGCCCCTCGATGATCGTGCGCGACGTGCGTGACTTCTTCTGGCCCGAGGGCGCGAAGGGACTCGACGACGCGGCCTGGGTGATCGACCGGAGCTGGGAGACGTTCGACTCGCTGAAGGACAAGGAGAAGGCCGGACTCTTCGCCAACGTGGACAACCTGAAGGAAGCGCGCAACGCGCAGGCCCAGCAAGACCTGACCGAGCGCGAGCAGATGCTCTGGGCGCAGCAGCGGAACAAGAACCTGATCGAGGTTCTCGAATACTGGACGGACGACCGCGTGGTCACGGTCGGCGGTCGCAACACCGTTCTCGCCTCGCGCAAGAACCCTCTCCGCATCAAGCGCAAGCCCTTCGTCGTCTGCTCGGCGATGCCGGACGCCTTCCAGGTTCCAGGGATCAGCGTGGTCGAGTCCCTGGCGCAGATCCAGGAGTATCTGTGGACGCTCCAGAATCAACGCCTGGACGCGCTCAGGCTCCTGACCAACGTCATCACCCTGATCCGCTCGGACGTGGACGACCCCGACTCGTTCGAGTTCTACCCCGGCGCTCAGTGGATCGTGGAAGACCCGGGGCAGGTCGATCAGCTCAAGATCGACTCCACCGCAGCGCAGATCACGCTGGAAGCGGAGTCGCTGATGAAGGGCGACCTCCAGAACATCATGGGCGGACTCGCCTTCGCGGGCGGCACCGAGTCGGGCCTCTCGAACGCGCAGAACACCGCGACCGGCATGAGCATCGTGACCTCCATCGCGCAGCGCATCATCCAGGCGCGCAAGCAGCACTACATGTGGGCGTTCGCGAAGGTCGGGGAACTCTTCCTCGGGATGCTGGGGCAGATGCTTCGCCAGGAGCGGGTCATCCCGCAGGCGGGCGAGGGAGGCTCGACGCAGCTTCTCGTCATCCACCCCCTCCAGCTCCAGGGCGAGTTCGACGTGCAGATCAACGTCATGGACGAGTCGGCCGTCAAGCAGGAGAAGATGTCGGAGGCGATGGCGCTCGTGAACATGGCGGCGCAGCTCGTGCCGCTCGGGGTGCCGGTGAACATGCAGCCGTTCGTGGAAAGGGTGCTGGATGCGAACGGGATCCAGGACACGCAGAGCTAC